TTGTTGCCTTACTGCACTTTTTTGCAGATTAAACGTTACGTTCAAAGTGTGGGCAATCCACCAGATTAGAAAAGTGTCCACCCCAGCGGTTCTTAGGGTGCAGGCTTTCCCAGTAGATGCCCAGCGGTTCAATAATGGCTTTGTCCCAAATGATCTTGCCATCTTTGAAAAAGTTTAGGTCAATGGCGCAGCGCTTCAGGTGGATGGATTTCATGGTCTTGGATCGCCCTGTTTTGAAGTAAATAGCCTGTTGTTCTGGTGTGCGGGATAGTTCCCCGCCAGTGACCATAAAACCCTGTTCTGTGGCGTATTGGATCAGTTTGCAGGCATCTAGTAGGAATGCAGCTTGTTCAGTGCTTAAACTCATTTTTTGCCTCGCATATCAGCAAGTTTTTCAATTGTGCGACCGCCAAAGTATGCGCCCATGATTAACATTCCCCAGTTGCCCAGCAGGGTTACATAAGATTCATTTGCGTTGTACCCATAGGCAGACATCATGGCAAACAAGAAATAGCCTAGAAAGATGGCTATAAGGGACATGGGGCGTATGTTTTTGGACAACCATGAATCACTAGACATATCTGCCTGCCAGCGGTCGGTCACGTTGTCTGCGTCACTTTGGGCGGCTTTTGCCAACAGGTCAAGCTCGGCTAGTTCCATTTTGGCTTTTTCAATGCCCAATTCCATCAGGCGTTCTTCGTGTTCAAATTGAAGCTGGCGAAGCTTGCCCACATCTTCAGGTGTTGGTGCGTCAGGGATTTTCACGCCCAACGTGTTTTCAACCACTTGTTTGCCTTTAGCTTGGATGGCGCTAGATAGCAGGCCAAGGCCGTTTTGAGCCAATGTGCCAAGCAGTGATGCGACTATGGGAATCATTTCTTTTCCTCCAATTGGGTAATAAGGCGGCGAATAATGGCCTGATGCTGTTTGTTTTCTTGTTGCAACACAAGCATATCAAAATACATAGAGGCCATCAAATACAGGAACAGCGGCAGAATCAACACCACCACAATCAATGAAATCAAAAAAATTATTTGCCCGCTGTCATCTGCTTTATTGACCATAACAGGAGGTGGAGGTATATAGTAACTGTCAGAATTGCCCCGATTATTAGGGCTTTGTCTTGCAGATTGTTGAGTCTTTTTCTGCGTTGCCATTTGCGTTGCATCTCCATCTGGCGGTCAAGTTCAATCTGCCTTTCGTTTTCTTCGTTCAGTTTTTTATATTCTTCCTCAAACCTTGACCAAACTGCACCTAGTGCTGGGTCTGTGTGGTAGATCAAAAACTCACGCAATTCTACTGACTGCCTTTCCAATTCAATTTGGTGAAACACATTCTCTAATGCCTGTGCTTTCATTGATTTGGTCTTGGGCGGGTCAAGTTCTTGTTTTTTGACTTCTTTTTTTATTTCTTCGTGCGATTCAAAGAATTGCCCAATGAAGCCAGATATTTCTTTGGTTATCTTGTAAAGGTCTGTACCCGCAGCTTTTGCATCCTTGTACAGAGCCACAGATTGCTTAATTCCAGCAATTGCAGCCAATGCCAATGTGATAGGTTCAATTCTTACCCACCCAGTGGCTTACATAGCCCACAGCAGATGACAAAGCAGATACCAAGGCCATACCCGCCCAGAACCCGCCACGCCCTTGATTTGCCAGTGCCACTAGCTTTTCAATAGATGATTCCATCTTGTCAATTTTGGTTTCCATCTGGTCGAATCGGCGTTCATAGTCCTGAACCTTTTGCCAAAGTACCCCGTATTTAACTGGGTCAATTTCCATGATTAAGACTTCATAACATACGCAAGTGCGTAGTAGGGTGGAAGATTTGCATTTGTGCCTGACACGCCAGCAGATGCGTTGGTTGTGGCTACTGTTATGCCTGTAACCGCGCTGCCAGTGTTTACATTATTTTCAGTAACTCGCGCACCACCACCACCAGCATTACCAATGCCAGCAGTGCTATATGATTTTGCTGTGTGAACGTGTCCGGGGTCTGTGACCACTGAAGTCGCCGTGTGGTTGTGACTAACCACAATTGCATCAGTTGAACCACCAGTAGCTGCTACAGAATAAGTCGAACCAGCGCCCACCACAAACTTGTCTCGCAAGTCTGGTGTGCCGTTTGTGCCATCACACAAGTACCAACCAAGAGGAACGCTGCCGATTGACCCATACCACAGAGAAATCATGCCCGTGGGAATGGTTGTGCCAGTGCTGGTGTTTAGAACGCCAATGATTCCATAAAGGTTGTCATATGTCCCAAGGGTTACCGCAGCAGATGTTTTGACAACAAATTTGTAATTAAAGCCATAGGTTAACCAAACTTCAGCGGGTGTGCGACCAGATGAATCCAACACAATAGGATTTGTATTTGCAATTGTGCCATTCACATCTGTGTAGGTTGCCAAGGGCGTGGTTGAACCAGCTTGGTAGGTATAGATAAGACCGCCATTCAATGGCAACCCTGTGTTGTCAAAGAATTGTTGCCCGTTGCCAATAGGCGAAAGATTAACTGCCATGATGCGTCCTTATTTGTTTATCAAGTCTTTGATTGGTACAAACCGTGATTGTGCGTTTTTAAACGCTTCAGCTTCAGCTTTTTCAATTTTCTTTAGCTTGCCTTTTTCTAATTTTGCGCCAATATATTCATGGGCAGCAAGCGCGGGTAATCCAAAACCAGAGCCGCCTGTAGCAACTTCAGCAGCAGCCGCAGTACCTTTTTGCAAAATTTGCTGACCAATTTTTCCAGCCAATTTTTGTTCTATGTTTATTTTTTGAACAGCAGCGCCGGGATACCCAGTGTCTGTTTTTAAGATGTGCGCCACATTATGCAAATCTCTAAAATTGTTCATTTCTTCAGCATTGAACAATCGCGGCATAACTTCACGATTGTCATTCATGAACTTGGTTAACTGTTTTGGCTTATCTGCCAATGAAGCTATGTTGCTTGCAAATTGTGACTTGATATTTGCCAAGGCTTGATTGCCAGCAACACGCAATTCTGGCGGCATATTTTTCAACGTATCAATCACATGGGTAAATTGCTCAACAGACATATTTGCAATGTTTTGAGAAATTTTTTCTTTGTCAACTTTGCGGTTTATGTTGTTTGGCCCACTTTCATCCAAAATTGCAGATATGCCTTTTGGATTGTCCAATGTGTTTTTACGCAACTCAACCAAACTTCTAGCGTTTTTGTAAATTGGCGTGTTGGTGTCTAAGTTTGCTAATACATCTTCATCTACTGCTGACTTTAAAGCACGGTGCAAATTTGCGTTTTTTCTATCGTAATTTTCATTTAAAAATTGTCTAAAGTTTTCGGCGGTTTTTGCGTCAGTAGGCAACAAATTGCCGTCTTTATCAATCATTTTCAATTGACGCATTCTTGCTTTTGCAATGTTTGCCAAACCAATGGTTTCTGTGTTTGCCAAAGTCAAAGAATCATCATTTAAAACTTTTAATATGTTGTTTGATTCAACAGGAATAGTTGCAGCTTGTGCATCTCTTTCTGCATATATTTTTTTGGTTTCTTTGTTAAAGTAATCTTCTAATTTTTTCAGTGGATCAAGGATTGCCTCGCCACGTTTGTATTTGGCGCTTTCATCCAATCCAACAATACCGCCTGTTTTTTGCGCTTGTTGATCAGCAAATATTTGCAATCGCCTTTGTTCATCTTTAAATTTTTCAGCAAGAAAATTACCCAATGGCGTATCAGATTTTGAAGTCTGATAATTTGTTGCGCGTTCTTTGCCCTTACCCTCCAATGCCGCCAAATCAGCCGCATGGTCTTCACCTAAGACCCGCTGCATAGCTTTTGCTCTTGCAAACTGTTCATCCAATGGCAAACCATTTTCAGCATATTCAACAGGCTTAAATTCAGAATTTGGGCGGGTTGGTTTTGCTGTACCAAGATCAGCTTGTCCAATCACTTGCCCATTTGAGTCCAAAATTGGTTGTTGAACCGACTGAGCTTCAGTTGTGCTTGCCCGTTGTTGTTCATAATTTTGATTCAACTGCTCGGCATTTTGTTTTAAATTGCCACCTCTAGCTTCAAATTGCGCTTGCAATTGTTCTGATGTTAAACCGCTAGTTTTAGCAGGCTTGTTTAAATTAGCATCAGAACGCACAATTTCCAAATCTTTTGCTATTTCACGCAAAGGTTGCGCGGCGCTTTTGACCTCTTTAAGTGCTTGCGGTACGGCTGCTGATCCAATGACCACCATGTTTCTAATGTCTTCTGGCGGTAAAGTCACATTAAATTTTGATTTTAATGTTTCTGAAATTTGCTCTGGGGTCATACCCATTGCATTAAACATTTTGTTAATTTGTTCGGCAATAGGCTCAGTCACTCCACCCAATGGCTGCTGATAAGATTCTTTACCTGTGATACCAAAAACCTTACCTAAAGGCTGGCTTGGAAACATAAATTGACCAGCTTCTTTGCCTAATTCTTCAGCTTTTGCAGGCGTAGTGAATGGGCGCACAATAGCTTGTTGTACCGCACCATAAGCAGTAGGCAAAACCTCATAAAGAGTATCAACAGCGCCAGCAATTCTTTGTGCAAATTCAGGTGATTTAGGTTGCACCATTGGCGTTGCCATTGTCAAAGCATTGGTCAAAATTTGCCGCACCATTGGCACTTTTTGTTTGACCTTGCCAGCTTTTTGTTCTTCAGCAGCAGAATAACCTTGATAACGATTAGACCCAGAAATTGCCGCTGGTTGTGTTGTTGACTGCGCTGCGGGTTGTGCTGCTGGTTGTGCAGGGGGTGCAGGCTTACCAGACAAAAACGCCTCTAGCGGATCAGATGCAGCAGCTTGGGCAACAGGGGCGGCAGGGGCGGCTTTTGCTACCGCTGGTGATTTTTTTTCAAAACGGGCAATTTCACGTTTTAATGCAGCAACATTTATTTCTGCTTCTTTATCGCCTTTTTCCGCCCTTTCTTGATTTTTTCGCAATTCCTCTTTAATCATTGCCAATGCAATTTGTTCGCGCTTGGCTTGTGCATCTGATGGAACTTGACCACCTGATTTCTTAGGCGGTTCAGCAACAGCTTGACCACCTCCAAGGAATTTTTCTAAGGCATCCATTTAAAAATCCTCTGGGCCAAGTGGTTCTACTGGCAGACCTGTGGCCGCCATGCTTTTTAAGTTTTTGTATTGCTTGAGAATTGTTTTGCGTTTTTTTTCAGATGGAAATAATTCTTTAAATTTGTTTTCCATCTTTTTAGGGTCAGATTCTGTTTCCAAAATGTTTATGGCTTCAAAGATTTTGGTATCTTTTGAATTTGCATTCCATGCTTGCTGAAATGCTTTCATGTTGTTGTCGCCAAATCTTGAACCAAATTGCTGTGCGGCACTTGCTTGCATATCAATGTTTGTTTGATCAGCTTGCACCCTACGGGCAATTTTTACCAACACATCAGGTGTAACTTTAATTGTGCCGTTTGCAACCGAAGCCATGTCTAATCCAGCAACAGTACCCCCAACATTTCCCATTGCTTGGGAATTGTCAATTGCCATTCTTGCCAAGTCTTTAGCAAGCAAATCGTATTGTTCGCTTCCAAAAAACTGACGAACAGCACGTTCCATTTTTTCTGGTGCGCCGCCTTTTGAAAAACCAAACTGAGCCAAGAAATTAGGCACAACCAACGATTCACTAATTTTATTAGCCTGATTAATTACTTCTTCAACATTGCGGCGTTTTGTGGCTAAGTTACTTTGAGCATTGACCAAATTATTTCTAAATTCATAACCAGATGTTTGATCTTTGTTTTCAGTTGGCATTTCTGTATAGGGGACGTCTGACCGTCTTACGGGGTAAGGTAAACGCATTCCGGGGGCAACTTCAGAACCAGCCGCAGTAACCGCGCCACTAGTGCCGACTTGTGACGTTGGAGATTGCAAACCTTGAGGAATGCTAACTTCAACAGTGGGCTTGCCGCCAATAATGCTTGGAGTTGTTGTTAATACTCGACCTTTTTCATCCATAGAAACTTGAGGCGCAAACTTTTCTTGTTGTTCTGCTGGAGTCATTAAAGTTGCTACGCCTGCCATTACTTTTCCCGGCAAATCAGGGCCAGATTCCATTCCTTCATTCCATGTGGTCAAGTAGGCATCAAGCAGTCGATGCAAATCAGGATTGTCTGGGTTTTCCTTTTTCATCAATTCCATTTCATTGATGTAAGGTTTTTTGTCTTGAATGCCTAATCTTGCATAAACACCAAGTCTTTGACCAATCATTGATCGTTGATCTTTGGTCAATCCTTGTTTGGCTTTGATAGCTTCTGTTTGCGCTGCGCCTAGTGTGGTGTATTTGTTGATGTACTCTGAACCAGTTAAAGGCGCAATTTTTGGCACAGCAGAATTAATCTTATCTATATCAATTCGACCATTTGTTTGAAAATTATTTGGGTCAGCAAAGAACGTTTGCATATTCTTGCGTTCAAGTTCTTTTTGTTTTTCAACTTCTAAAGCAATTGCGCCTGAACTTGTTGTTTGCTGTGCTTGTTGCAACAATTCAGGATTCATCTGTTGCGCTTGCTCATAAGTTTGTTGCAGTGCTCGCAATTGTTGTTGCTGTGTCTGCAATTGTTGCTGCTGCTGTTGAACCGCCAAAGGGTTCAATTGTTGCGCTTGTTTATATTGTTGTACGCCACTGGCAAAGTTAAGCATTTCACCCAACGTCATTGGCGTGGGTGTTTTTAAAGTTTGAGCAATAGGGTTGACTGAAAAATCTGCCATTTTTTATCCTTATGCCACGTTTAGAGGCAAACCTGTTGGGGCATTTGGAAGAACAGGTGTTCCATAACCCGCAGGCGCTTGCATTCCTGTTTGTGGGCGCAACATATTTCCCATCATGTACGCATTTCCAGCGCCTTGAATAGCGCTTGAATAAGCATTTGCCGCACCAACCTGACCGCCTGCCATTGCGTTACCAATTCCAATCGTAGCTTGACCAATGTTGCCAGATACGTTTTGGGCAAGGTCTGAAGTTTGCTTTTGTGCAGTTTGACCAATTCCAGCAATGCCTGCCAATGTGTTGTAAATGTTGCCTCTTTGCGTTTGAAAACGGTTAAACGCATTTTGAAACTCTGTGCTTGCCGCGCCTTGACCGTAGTTTGTCAAACCTTGTAAAGCATTACCGCCAATCAACCCACCAGCTTGATTAGCCAAATTGGTGGTTGCTAAATTACCTTGTTGAAGCCTGAAGTTGTAGCTTGGATCAATGCCTGCTTGAAAATCTTCTTGCCCAAATTGCTTGGTCAGATAAGGTTTCATGCCAGCAATGTCACTCAATGCACTGTAACCAGCTTCTCTATAAGGGCGCTGTTGTTCGTTTTGGATATCGAACATTCTTTGCTGTTGGGCAATAGCTTCCCTTGCGGCAGCAGCTTGTGTTTTTGCAGCTTTTTCTGCCCCTCTCCCACCAAGATAGCCGCCAAGAAGACTGCCACCAGCACCTATTAATGCTACTGTTGTCCAAGTCATATTATTCCCCTTTAATTTCCAGCGTTTTCAATTTATTAGAAGAATCAAACAACGCAAGTTCATCTGGTTCAATCAATTCTTTTTCCAATTTGTCCAAGTCGGTTTCCGCACTGTTGTGAAACGTTATCCCAATTGCATCAGTAACCGCCAACGTCACCCGCTTTGTGCCGGGCTTACTCTGCACAATGTCCCCAGCGTACAAGTGCTTCATGCCGCCCTCTGTCCACGCAATTATTTCACCTTTGGCGCATAAAAAGAAGTGATCTTTCTTGTGTACCTTGCCAACAATCAATGTGCCTGCTGGTCGGGTTAACTTTCTTGCATACATCCCTGCATGGAAATAATGTTCTGTCTGCATGGCATCAGCCGCCAATTGCAAATCTGCTCTTGGCATTTGCGACATTTCCATTTGCAGTCTTTCGATCTGCTCACGGCTTGGCACATTATTTAAAATCAGGTCGTTCATTGGTTGTAATATGGCACTTTGTAAGCCACACCATTGACGGTCACATTCATAAAGCCAACAGGGTTAGCAGGCAATGTTGCCGATCCCGCAGTCGCTGTACTGGCGCTGGTGAAGTTCAACAAGTTAATGAAAAACTGTTGCCATGCCCGTGTTGGCCTTTTGGTCTGCCCATCCAAAAACTCTGATTGCGGATATGGCTGGCTTTGTGGTGTTGGCAACATTAGTTTTCCCCTACGCTAGATTTCAAGTTTGCAGAGATGATGACCGCCTTTACAGGGTCAGAAATTGAAACTTCAAACACACGATCCCTCGCTGTGCCCAACCGCCGCCAAATCGCACGGTTTGCATATTTACCAATCAGACCAATAGTAGTCCAATGTTCGTTTGACCAAGTAGAACCGCCGTTGTCCGACCACCGCAACATGGCTTGGGGGTTTTCACCTTGTCCTGTGGGCAAACCAACGCCAGGCTGAAATTGAATCTGCAATTCATCAAAGTATTCCCGCTGGAAATCTGCCACCAGATGCGGTGCGCGGCGCAAGCGCCTAACGTGCTGACCATCATCTGTGTAATTCAACTTGTCAAGTTTGTAAATCTTACCGTTGGCGTAATCCCCAACCATTACCAAACCTTGAAATTCCGCGCAGCAATTGCCCCGCGCACGTTCATATTGACCTAAGTTGTTTGTGTACAACCACTTATGCCACATACCTGACGCAATGTCATAAGCCCATGTCAGGTTAATTGATGGGAAGCTGATAACGTAAACTTCGTGACCCTCCAATTGGTAAGTCCATGCAACAGCATTGCTAACCACTTGGTTTGTCAAAGAGTTTTCAACTGCATGGGTGGAAATCCTTGTGGGTACATAGCCATTCATTTGCACAATTTGGGCTTGACCCCTAATGTTTCGGCTTAAATATGCAAAGGAATTGCCAAGCCGCGCAACGCTAAATGCGGCTGCAATGCCGTGCTGGGTGGATGTGCCGGGGATTCGCTGGAATGGAAAAGGGCTTGTGCCTGCATCAATCCACACCTCACTAGAAACCTCACCCAGCAAATAAACTTCACGGTGGTCAACAATTAAGGAAACCAAGTCATCAGGCGCACCGTCTTTGCTGCCAAAACTCAACGCTGGTGAAATAGGCGACAAAGCCGCAGATGCACCAAACTGCTGGGTATCAGGGCGGTTGTATACAAAGTAGTTGTCCACAATGTCAACAGAAGTGGCGCTGGTGAATGCCCCGTCAGTGCTAGGCAAAACCGACCAATTCAGGCCATACAGCGTCCTAGAAGTGACTGTTTGGGAATTGTTGACTGTGTATGTTCCAGCGCCCCCTGTGCCTGTTCCAAGCGCTGTAATGATGGTTTGTGCGGTAACTGTTGACCCTTGGATGGTTTGACCAACAGTTAATGTTCCGCTAGTTACCGCAGACACTGTTAGGGTTGTCCCTGATATTGCCCCAGTAACAACCGCACCCACTGTAGCGCTGTTCATTTGTGTGGATGCTACTGATTGGCTTTGATTAATAGTGTAAGTACCAATACCGCCAGTTCCAGTACCCAAAGCAGTGATGACGGTGGCTTGGCTTACGTTTACGCCAAACAACGCCTGATTGATGGCAATTGTTCCATTGGTGATTGCGGTGACCGTCAAGGTTGTTCCACTGATTGATCCTGTAAAAACCGCCGCAGATGGGCTAGAAATGCGCCATGTGTAGCGATTCTGACCGTCCACAATGTAAACGTTCACGCCGTTGTCAGTAATGCCAACAATGCCTGTAGAAGTGTTTAATTGGCCCACCATTGTGGTGGTGTAGGTGGAAGTCAAAGCATAGACATATGGGCCACAGACTGCCACCAAAATGTCGCCACCAGACAGGGTACGCATTCCCCTGATTTCCTCTTGATTTTCAAACAAGACCAATGAAGTCAGCCCCGGCGTTGGATAAAGCGCCACCACCCCGCGTTCACCTTGCTGTTTCAGTGGGTCAATCTCAGGAACAAAATTGATGCACTCTTGGGCATCTTGGTAAATGCTGGGCGCTTCGTAAGATGGGCCAACAAAGCCAAAGTCTGCCATTATCTAAAGCCCCCGTCCATGATAAAGCCAGCGTCTTTAGCCCGTCCAACCATCAAGGCATCAGGATAACGGGACACTTGTGCTGGGCGCATATTGGTGCGTTTGATCGTAGCTTTTGCTTGACCAGCAAAGGCGTTAATCATCTGAATCTGGGTGGCTGAAGCCTTGCCATACATAGGCATCATGCGTTCAGCCAAGCACCACCGCAACGCCATGTTGTAGCCCTGTGGCAGCGCAATTGTGTCGTACAACGAACCAAACGTGCGGAAAATCGTGCTGGCAAACAAGTGAAGTTCACCAGATGACGGGTTAGGAAAGACATACAACGTTCCCAAATTTTCGCTAGGTTGGTAGTAAATCATCTTTGCCCACGGGCCGTTCAATTGTTTGATGCCCAAGGATTGGTATTCTTCCAAACTCAGGATTGCCACGGGGTAATCCAAATAACCACCAGCTATATTTGAGCCGCCTTGCTGCGTAGCCACGCGAACAAACGCTGATTCAATGGTCAAGGGGCGTTCATAGTAGGCAGTGATTGTTGTGCTTGCCACGGTCTGGGAGATGCTGACAGTGTATGTGCCGCCCTCATTGACGTTACCACCAGCGCCAGTGCCAAAACCCACAATGGTTGTGCCTGCGGCAATGCCTGCGCCAGTGATGGTCATGCCCATTGTGATAGCGCCAGAAATTACGCCATCCACAGGAACGGTTAAGGTTGTGCCTGATATTGAACCTGTAAAAGATGCACCCACCGACCCAGACGGGCCAAGTGTGTATTGCACGGTATTTTGAACGGTCTGAAAAATAATTTCGGTTTTGTAGAAAACCATCATGTTTTCATTTGACCACTGGGCGCACATATCGTTCAGCAGATCGAATGCGTCTTGGGCATCATCTGCTGATGGCGATTCTCCAGCCGCCAATGCACCAATATCTTTAAGCGCCCTGCTAATAATGTCGTAAGGAGTCGTCATTTATTACACCTTTGGCACAAATTTCTGTGGTAACCAAGGGGCAACAACAACTCCATTCCCTTGCAGGGACGCTAGTTGTTCCTCTAATCGTGATTTTATAAGGTTTATTCCGTTTTGGGTAGTCTCATTTTCAATCCATGATGCCACATCAGCTTCGGTCACTTCGCTAAAGGGCTTCTTTAGGATTTTGTCGCTAAACCACCAATTGCCCTCAGTTTCCACTTTTTCGCCTGTGTCAGCTTCTGCGGTCACATGATATTTGGCGTGGGTGATTACGTCATCAGCAGCAGAAATTTCTAGGATTTTCCAAAGAAATGTTGTCATGGCATATCCGCTTTTGGCATTGCCGCTTTGATTTCGTCTACTGTTGAGGCTGCATCAATTGCTGTTTGCATGGTGGCGTACTTGTCACGCACTGCTTGCCTTGCCGCTTCTGCCGCTGTTGCTTCAGATGGAATGGTTGCCTTAATGTCCAAAGGTGCAAACTCAGCAGACCTTGCTTCTCTGCGCTTGTCGTGGGCAATGGTCTTGGCTTTGTCAATGTTTATGGTAATCATTCTGCATACTCCCAAGCATCTCTAAATGTTCGGTCTGTTGGAATGTCAGCCACATCCACAATCTTGTAAGGCTTGCCTTCAGGCACTCTCATTTGGGCAAGCACCTCCATTGTGTTTCCTTCTTGTGCAAGCCACTCTGGTGCTGGAACAATGATGGCAACACCGCCATCATCGTTTGGATAAATGATTCTTGAGTTCATGGTTTTTCCTTATCTGAAAATTGCAACATTAACTTGTTCTGCATCTTGCAGAGTATTTGATAAATTTCGTATGGCTATTCTTTGAGTTGTAGTTGTAT